CGCTCATTTGCGATGAGTCTTCGTTTCTCAAGAACCGCACCGCGAAGCAAACGAAAGGCGCTGCCGCCATCGGAGCCGCGTGCGCTTACCGCTGGCTGCTTACCGGGACTCCTGTGGCTAATAGTCCGCTCGACCTTTTCGGGCAAGCTCTAGTGATGTCGAACGGCAACGGCCCGCTGAAGCAGTTTAAAAACTTTTATCACTTCAGGAGTCGTTACGCGCAAATCCAGCCGATGCATATCGGGAGGAAGACGTTTTCGACGGTCGTTGGCTATCAAAACCTCGATGAGCTGACGAAGAAGTTTGCACCATACGTTTTGCGCCGCGAGAAGCGCGACTGCCTCGATCTTCCTCCGAAGACGTACGTAGTCAGAGAGGTGGCGTTGAGCGAACATACGTGGCGCGTCTATCAGGAATTGAAGCGCGATGCACTGCTTGCATTGCCAAACGAAGATGTAAGACCGGAACCAAATGCAGCCACGCGCATACTTCGATTGGCGCAAATTACTTCAGGGATTGTTGGCGGCGTAGAAAATTCTCTGGACATCTCTTCTGAAAAAATCGACTGGCTCGTTTCGGAGATCGTCGATGGAGAATTTTCTTCTCAACAGGCGATTCTTGTGTGGTGTAGATGGCGCAGGGAAAGAGAAAGATTAACAGGCTTACTTGATAAACACATTTGCGTCTTGGGAATCTACGGTGGCCAATCGCAAAAGCAACGCGATGAGGCTATTGCTTTATTTCAGAACGGCGTTTCTAGGCGAGTATTAATAGCTCAACAGCACTCAGGAGGATTCGGATTGAATCTTACGGCGGCCAGTACTGCGATTTTTATGAGCAATGATTTTTCGTACACTGCTCGCATTCAGGCGGAGGACCGGCTGCACCGTATCGGACAAAATAATCCATGTCTTTATATCGATGTTGTAGCGACGGGGCCGAAAGGCCAGCGTACCGTTGATCATCACGTACTTGACTGTCTTCGCGCGAAGCAAGATATTGCGGCGCTGACGTGCGGGGCGTGGCGGAGGGTGCTGGAATGAGGGCACCTTACACTTCGCAATTCAAAGCCCTCTCGACGCCATCTGGCAAGAAAGCGTTTGAAGCGTTCACTGCAATATATAACGCTTTTGGCGGTCATGTAGCTATTTGCGCTCCATCGCTTGAAGCTCTCAAAGATGTATGGAGCGGCTTAACGGGCCATGCGCTAATCGAAGAGGATGTCCAGCACGTCTGGATTGTAAAAGCTTCGGAAGAAGCTCCTGGCGTAGCACCAGCGCAGGCGGAAGTCGCGTGCAGCGTCGTGGGATGCGAGAAGTTTGCTTCATTTATCATCAAGAAAGTTGCGTACTGCGAGGAGCATAGGAAGGTGGCGCGATGATTGATCACGTAGTCGTAGACGTAGAAATTCAAAAGACAATCGAAGAAACGCCAGGGGGATGGGATGCGACCGATAAGCTTGGTGTTTCCGTTGCTGTAGTTTACGAGCATTTGACTGACCGATTCAGAATCTATGGTCATCTACCAGAAGAACTTGAAGCGCTCCGTACGCGACTTTTGAAAGCTGATCGCATTAGCGGATTTAATATCTGGAAGTTTGATTTTCCTGTCATCTTCGGCCTCCCTGGTCGTGAACGCGTTGAAGCATTGCGTGACAAAACAAACGACATTCTCATTCGCATCTGGAAAGCTCTCGATCTGAATCCTGATGAGTTCTCTAAACTCCACGGCGGATGGGGGTTAGACGTTGTATCGCGCGGCACGTTGAAAGCTCCTGGTAAAATAGCAAACGGAGCACTTGCTCCGCGCTGGTTTCAAGAAGGCAAATGGGGCCCACTTGTTAATTATTGCGTCGATGACGTAACGCTTGAACGTGACTTAACCGCGTTCGTTGACCGCTACGGATATGTAGTTAATGGAAATACTGGCCAGAGGTTAGAGATATGAACGACTCTCTTCTCACGAACATGGAGCAAGCTGGCTCTATCGTCACGTTCACGGACCCGAAGCCAGCGGACCGCGACAAGATCGCAGCACAGTTCACGGCGCTACGTGGAGCGAAGCACGCTATCATTAGTGACGAAACGGTTGGCGACGATCACGTAATGATTCGCGTGTTTCATTATAAGACGTGCTATCGCTGCCTGGAAATTTTAGTTGAAAAGACGGAAAAGAAAAATGCCTAGCGGAATTTATCCGAGAACGGAAGCGCACAATCGGGCTATTAGTTTAGCTTTGCGCGGCCATGTGGTCTCTGATCGCGTATTGAAAAATTGGACATTTCGCGGAAAGCGCCATAGCGAAGAATCAAAAAAGGAAATCAGTAAAACACTCCGGGAGCGAAAAGTAAATCACGGGAAAAAGAATGGGCTTTGGAAAGGCAACCTTGCGAGTAAGAGCGCTGGTCGTGGCCGCGCAAGGAGAAAATTTCAAAAAGCTAATTTATGCCAGAAGTGCGGAAGCACTCGAAGAGTAGAACGCCATCATAAAGATGGTAATCCTTTGAATAATCGTAAGCGGAATATAGCTATTCTTTGTCGCCGTTGCCATATGATCGCTGACGGCAGAATGAAAAAGATGCACGAAGGAATCGCAAGGAGGGAAAATGGGCAAGTACTCAACTCTCAGGGGTAAGATACCGGCGTTTCAGGAAGAGTCGTCGTATCAGGAGAAAGTCAACGACGAGAAGCTGCTTATTCTTGGTAGCGCAAACGACGAAGACGCGAACGTCACGCGGCTTGCTTCGCTTTTCGTTGCCGCGAAGCAAACGAAAGACGCGTACGAGGATAAGATCAGCGAGCTGAACGTTCGACTCGAAGCGCTCTCCCAGATGATTGTCGAACATCTCGAAGGCGAACAAATCCAAAAAGTCGAACTCGCTTCCGGTGCGCTCATCTATCTTCAAGATACTCCGTATCCGATAGTGAAGGACCGCGACGCCGTACTCGATTGGATTAAGAAGCAGAAGATGCAGTCTCTTCTGACGGTACATTTTCAGACGCTTAAAGCAATGACAAGCGAGCGGCTCGTCACAGGGAAGCCATGCATACCGGGGACGGAGGTCTTCCTGAAGACGCAAGCGCGCGTAAGGAACGGCAAAGGCAGCGAAGAATAAGATGCTTCAGGCTAATGTCTCAGGGCCACGCAGCCGAAGAAGCGCGAGCGAGGCCGCGCATGAAAGCACGAGGGAAACGGGTGCGGGAACTAGGCTGGAATATCTTTCCAGCGAGACTTTGCTTTGACGGAAAGATGTTGATTTGCAACGGCAAGCTATGGATCGACGTTACGCCTAAAGTTTTGAAAGCGTTCGAGCTGCGCCGCAAGGGGAAGGTGGGAAAATAAATGTACATCTATAGCTACAAGCTGGAGGAACGACAACTGTTTAACGCCTCGTCCGCCGTTGACCACCGAATCAGCATCCGGCAGAGCGGAGTGGGAGCCGAAAGCGGGAGAGGAAGGCTACATGACTAGCCGGGAAACGAAGCTGCGGGAGGCGCTGCGAGAAGCCGAGAGGTATATTCTCACGATGACTGAGTATGACCACGCCAAGTATTGTAAAGAGCCGAATCACTGTGCCGCTTGCGTCAATGGACACGCAATGTTGAGCAAGTTGGAAGCCGCCCTCGACGCCAAGGAGCCGCCAGCCACTCCACAGCCAAGCCCCGAGACGAGTGCGCCGGGGCCGCAAGACTGTGTGCCGGGATATTTATTCGAGTGCGTAACGTGTAGAACGAAGCGCGAAGTAGAGACTCTTACGGAAGCTCAAGAAGAGTGCAGGAAACATTCAGCAGAAACAACAGTCACAGCGGGTCATGCCACATCGTACAAGGCTATATACCTAAAACCTGGGCAAGTGTTTCGCTTTCCCGAAGTCCCCGCGCCCCCGCCCCGCGACGAGCAGCCAAGCCCAAGCGAGCGGGAATGGGCGCGGAATTGGTTGATCCGCAAAGATTGCCGCTATCAAAGCGAAACGTTCTTGCCGCTTGATGTCGAGCAACTTACTGCTGAGTTTGTTGATTACGGTGCCCAAGTCCACCGAGAGGCCGCGCAGACAGAGTTCGAAAAAT